GAAACCTATCAAAAAGATACAGAAAATACTAAGGGCTCGTTACTTGTAGTTGATAACAGTGTGTCCGATGACGAATTTGATAGTGAAACACAAATTAAATTATCTGATATTACCAGTTATGTTGAAAATGCAAAAATAGGTGAATACTATCTTAAGGGTATATACAAGACAATTTCATATAAAACCGCTAGATATGATATACCATTCGGTATAATTTATACTGGAAAATATGTTTCACCATTAAATTATTCGTCTGATATATTTATCTATAAGTCTGAAATAATTAATGCCAGTAATCTTGGTGTTGTAGATATCTATACTGGAAGGAATGGCTATACATATTATATAAGCATTGCTAATGAAGCGGTAAGAGTATGTTTAGATGAAGATAATGATTATCATATAGACCTTGGTGCAAATAATGTTATAATCGACAAAAGTACAAATAATGGTGATGAATTAATTAATATTGATAGTGAGAAAACTATTATTAATAACACATTGAATATACCTACAACACTCAGGTATGGTCCATACAAAGCATCAAATAAAGAACATCAATTTGATTTTGTTTATGAAGATGATGGGACATTGTCTATTATCGGAATATAATATTAAGGAGATGAATACAAATGGCAGAAGAAAATAGTGTAGCTGTAATTACATCAGATCCAATATCTACTACTGATTCAGGTTTAAAACTTTACCTGAGAATAAGAGTACTAAGTCAGGATTTAAAAACCAACTCATCTAATGTAAGAATAGCTGTGTTAGCAACTAGAACAGATAGTAAAACAACTTCTTTAAAATCTTTTAGCCTTGATGGGTATGTAAGTTCAAAAACGTCAACAAGTGATCTGGATGAATACGGAGCTGGCTCAGATGCTAATTTTACCACTCGTACAATTAAAAAAGGTACTAATACAGTAATATGGAGAAATGATAGTGACAGTGGAGATAATGGTGTAAAATTTACGCACGATAAAGTCGGATCGAAGACTATAACAATGTCTCTAACTACATTTAAGGCTAATTCAACAACTATTTTAAATAAAACAAAGAGTGGTGCACCATCAATTTCATTAGTTATACCAGATTTAGGAACGGCTTCAACAATATCAAGTATTTCTGGCAATTCAACTTTAGGTACTTCAGGAACATTATCTGTAGCCATGAATGCTAGTCAGATAGGGTTTACACATAAGCTTATGTTTAAAATAGGTAACACAAGTTATACCCTAAATGCAGGTTCGGCTTCTAAGAGATATACAGATTTTACATACGCACATACACTACAAGAAACTCTTATGAAAGAATTTAAAACGGAAACATCAATGACCATGACGGTTGTATTATATACATATCGAAATGGAACTTTAGTAGGGTCAAGCTATAAAAATCACACCGTCAGCATATCAAATAGTATCGGGCCATCAATAACAGTAAATTCATCATCTGCATATGCTACAAAAAATGTCTGGAGAGTAGATGATATCAAAGGTACTATAGCGAAATACGGTGAAAGTGGTACTGTACCAGATGATGGTGAGACACTAATAATTGGTGGTAAAACCTTATTTAAATATGATATTTCAATAGGACATGCAAAAACGTATGATATGTCACCAATAAAAACAATAACAATACGTGATTCTAAAAATGTGTACTATAGTTGTCAGTATACAATGACTGATAACAAGCTTGTTGTACAATTGGCTAGTTCATTTACTGTTAAATCAACATATGCATCACCATTATATATATCTGTAACTAATTTTCGTGGTAAAACGATAACAAAAACACTTTTATCAGATATAAACTACGATTATACTTCACCATCGGCTACTATCACAAAAATTGAAAAAATAAATAACTCATTAAAAATTACATTTAAGTACCATGGATGCACCTTTGGTGATAAAGAACATGTTCATAATTTCGTAGAGTTTTATCTGTATGGTCATGATCGCACGGAAGCTAATGACAATCGATGGAAATCATATGATAACAATGTAATGAAATTATATGAGAACGGTATGGGTACCCACTTTGGCAACGATGACAGTTTAAGCTATAGTACATCATCAAATGGAAATACATATAGTGTAACGTTAGATGCTAGTAATTTTGACAATTCCGATCTTGATTCATATGATTTTAAAGTTTTGTATTGTGACTCATTTTCATGTGGTGAATCAAATACTTTATCTTATATAAATAAAGCAACATTTCTAAACTTCAATGCAGATAGCCAATCTATCGGTATTGGAGGAAAAGCAAGTATTGTTAATGACAATAGTGTTACAATTGCTGATGGATGGGGTTTATATTTACCAACAGGTGATTATACACCTTCAAGTTCTTCAGGTGATGCACTGTATATGAATACTACAACAGGTTTGATTTGTAAATTATCATCGGCACTCAGATACAAAGATGATGTAAACTATGATATAGATAAAGAAAAGATACACGAAATAGTATCAAACTTTAAGCCTGTAACGTTTAAATATAAAAATAGTAATGATGTAGAATATGGTTTAATAGCAGATGACCTTGATAAGTTAGATAATAAACTGGTTGTATATAATCAGGATGGCTCAGTTGAAAACTTCAGAGACCGTGGTATTTTAGCAATGTTAATTGTTGAAATTCAACGTCAGAATGCTATAATTGAATCATTATATAAAAAACTCGAAGATAAAGAAAATAAAGAAGACGAATAAATAAAATGAAGAGATACAGAAATTTCTGTATCTCTTCATTATTTTAATCGTTCACGATATTTGTTTTAATGACATAATCCCCAACTTCAATATCTGATATATCAGATATTACGTCAGATTTGTGAACCATCTTAGATGAATCAAAATCATCATCAGGATATTCGTCTTCAACTACTTTAAGTGACAAAGCATTATCTACAGTACTTCGCTCATATACAATAGTTTTCTCGGCTTCAGTAGTACTTGATGTATTCGTATCATTAGGTGTACTTACCTCAAGTACATCATTTGAGTTGTTCTTGAGTTTAATATTTTCTGTTAATATACTATTGATAACCTCGTCATTATAAATAACAATGATTTTTGTTAAATCAAGATTAATTGATAAATTAATGATACGAGGTTTAAAGTCATTAACAATTGGTTGAATTTCAATACCCTCAGTACGTGTTGAATATACAGGAATCTTATTTTCCAACGCAGTATTAATCGTACATGACTTGCAATTATAAGACTTAGAATAAATTGACGGATGATTGCTAACATCCTCGTCTTTAAACTTATCTTGATAAATTGAAACATCATTAATAGAAATTGTGGTTCTCTTATTCTTTGTACACATAATACCATACGGTAAGGTATCTGTAATCATCCAGTCTAAATCAACCTGAAGATGTTTAATTCTTCTGTATACACACTCATTCTCAGCATTTACACCAAGAGGATAAACAAAGTCTGTACTCTTGATAGGTTTGATTATAACTGAGTGTTCAATCTCTTTTTGACTTGAATCATATACGGTGTAATCAACTGCAACCGTATAGCTATCATATACCTTATCAATTTCTGTAATACCATTATCTTTTATAAAATCAATAATCGTATCAGCATTTTCTTTATTGGACTTAATATTGGAGAAATCGAAATCACTAAAATACAAAGAAGCTTTAGTAATCTTTTGATAAGGATCATTAGTTTGATTTACACTGTTAGGAGTAATCGTCTTTACGTCTGTAATAGGTGCTGTAACATCCTGTAACATCTGATATATAGCACCGTCGTTTATAGTATAAATAGATTTCATATTAATCACCCTTTCGTATTATTTTTCTTTTATTAAAATTAGAATCATAATCTTCCATGTATGAAATGGTTACTTCAATACGTGGTTTAACCGAATAATATTTTGATGTTGTTCCTTCTACAATTAACGAGTCATCATATATTAGAAAACCCTGACACATGTCACAATATGTTTTAGCAACATTATCCCAGTCAGGTTTTGAAGTTGGTCTAATGAATCCTAATTCTGCACACACCTTTTCAACTGCACTCATACTACTAGGAATTGGAAAGTATGCATTGCAATAGAATTTAGTGGGTGTTGTTATTATATCTATGTCCTGATTTGTCATGAATTTTTCAAATATTTTTTTATTATCTTTTGCCCCTTTTACATAAAATACTCCATTCTTACCACTTCTAGGTCGAGGTGTTGCTTTAGGTAAAAGATAAATAGTATATTTTATAGTTTTCCATTTTATATTCTTTATACGTGATATTTCATCATTGATCTTCTTTTGAGATTTTTTCAGATTTATTGTACGCAATAAATAATTGAGTCTCTCATCAGAGTCAGATGGAATATCACCGTATTTTTCGTTGTATTCTTTTTCAATCTTTAACATAATTCTTATCCCATTAAAGTCACAAATTTAGTAATTACACTATCCATATATTCATTAACAGCACTAGATATGTTGTTATCAATATCACTAAATGCGTTACCATACGAACTCATTATCAAATTAACTTTTGTCTTTACCGATGTTGCAAGTATTGATAAACCGCAATTTGTTGCTAGGTATTCTATTAAACTAGAATTATTAACGAATAATGTCGGGTCGCTCGATGAGCTCATAGTTAATGCACTGTACAAATCAGCTATGCTGAGGGTTACATCAACTTCATTTGGTAAACCTTCAGCAGACCAAGAATCAGATACTCTCTGAATTTGTATACTTTCAACTAAACCCATATTACAACTAAATACACCATCGACATATGCTTTGATTAAAAATGGTGAACTGTAGGTATTAGCTGTACCTTGTCTTGGTAAAGCTAATGCTAATAAATGCATCATTGGAACAAATATATTCATATAATATCCAAGTTTATTTCCATAAGGAGTTTTTAAATGAACTGTCACGCTATAGCTTTTGGTATATGTGCTACTCTGATATATCTGTGGCAATATCATGTTTTCACCTTTGATAACTGAAGAACTAAGATTTAGTATACGTGACATAAATGTTGATGTCTGTCCTACAATACCATCAGATGATGCATAACTAGAAATGAAGCTATTAATAGCATCCGCTGAACCAGATGCAAAATCAGCTATAGCATCAGCACTATCACCCAATCCACCTGAATTAGCTAAAAAAGCAATTTCTTTTAGCATACTCTGAGCGCTATCAAAAGCTGATTTGATCATTGAATCACCACTAGTATTAGACATAGTTTCATCAGCACCCGAGTCAGGATCAATATAAAACTGGACATAGTTTGATGTTGCTAATAAATTCTCCATCTCTTCAGCATCTTCATCAGTAGTACCTGTCGATGTACTTATTATAAATGCACCGCTTTGTATATTAGTTTTAATTGTTTCCCATCCTTGTTTTAGGCTGTCTACTAAAGTTTTACCATCATTTCCTATTGATGTCAGTACTGATGAATATGTCGAGCCATCAGGCCGATAGTTCCTCCAATCATATTGTGCTAATGCTGTACCATCTAAAGTATCAGTTATATTTAACATAACAGCACCTGCTCTACATAACGCATTAACATACTTCATATAATCAGTATAATTACGTTTAAAATCATATAAACGTAAATCTTCATTTGTTGTACCAGTAATATAATCGGCTAACGATGAAAATCCAGAAGAACCTTCTAATATTGATGTTGTAAGAGCCTGTGTTACTGCTTCTTTTTCATCTTCATCATCGCTAGTATTAGGTAGATATTTCGGTTCTCCCGGTATAATTGTACATACGGGAGCTTCAATTAAAAAATTTCGCATATAGTTGCTACCAATACTGGTTGAGATATCTGACATCCTTGGATCAACATCATCAGTAAATTGATACGGAGCACCAAATAATCTCATTGATTTTTTAACAGCCATATATGAAATACCTTCTTTCTTTTAATAAAAAATGAATAATGAGAGTGAGAAAATCACTCTCATTATTCATATGTTTTTAGTGTGTTTATTTTTAGATTCCTGCTGCTATTCTTTTAGCAAGCTTTTCATTTCGTGATTCTGTATGTTGCAGGGTATTAGAACCACTACTTGAACTTGTTGAATTTTTAGAATTGTTATTATTATTTGATGTAACAAAAGTATTATTTGTCACACTATCACCATTGATATCAATAGACTTTAAATAATCAAGTTTATCACTTGAATCCAGTGTATTATTAGCTATATCTTTCAATAAGCTTATAATGTTTGCAATTAAAGTACTATCTATCTGGTTTGCCGATGTAACACTGGAAGCTTTAAGAGAACTCTTATAATCCTTAACAACATTATCCGCATTTGTAGACGATGATGTACTGTAGGTTGTTGATTGTTCATCATCACCTCTACCACCGCCGCCTTCATGAGGACCACATTGTACAGGAGCAAGAGTGCGTTGCTTAGATATCTTGGCTCCAGTACCACGCCCGCCACTTATTATCTTTCTACCGGTACCACTTCCACCGTCATCACCGTTTAATTTTTTTCTAGCGGCTATTACAGCGTCTGAAATATCCATACCTTCTGCTACATACTGGGTAACTAATTCACTCATTTTGGTAGAATCAGTACTACTATATGTATCGTAGAATGCTTGCGCATATTTTGTACGCTTAGGCATGTTTGTATAATTCATATTAGATCTTTCATATCCTGCTTCAAATTGTTTTGCAGCAGTAACCGGGTTAGTAGCTTTCTTGAACTCATCTACAGTAGTATTTGGGGCATTCCATCTTTTCGAAGGATTTTGTTTAAACGCCCAGTTTTCTGCATCTATGGTACTATCAAGATAGTCCATCTGCATACTAACATTATTTTTCCATCCGTCAATACCTTTTCCAAGTTTTTCTGAATACGCACCAATCTTAGTTTTCCAAGGTGTCCACTGTATTAATCCTCCTCCTCCGTCATTAGAGTATACCGCAGGATTAAATGCAGACTCTTGCTGAATATTACCCATGATACCAGCTGTAGCTGCAGATGAATATCCTTTTTTGATTAATGCGTTCCATACTTGTGCCTGTACATCTGTTCCGTTAGTTGTTGTACCATCGGAACTAGAGTCATCACTACTGCTATCACTACTAGAAGTACTAGATTTTAAACTTGCGATGTAGGATTCATAATCAGTATCATAATTACCAGTAAATGCACCATTAACTAAACGGTTACCTATTTCACCCATAAGGCTAGTAACACCTGTTAATATACCACCAGCCGTTGCTGTCCCAGTTGTAGTTTCACTGTTTCCTGTTGCTGCAGAATTAGGTGGTCTCCATATCTCTTCATAAGCATAATTTGCACCACCTACAGTATCAGTTGCAAGCAAGCCCTCATCACAACCACAGTTCCATGATTGGTGAGATGCAGCACTATCACCACTAGAATAAATTTCACCATGTGCATTGTGTTTAATTAGAATATCACCTTGGTTTAACTTATCCCAACCGGGGAAAGTCATTCTGGTAAAGCCAGCATTGGCAAGATCATCAATTAAAGTTTGGCTAGAAGAAGATCCACCAAAATTATGTGATGAGTAACCACCAGTTGGCATATCATCATCGGGAACTGCACCATAATACCATAAACATGCCGATACGAATCCTGTACAATCTCGTCTAAACCCTCTTTTTCCTTTATCACCAAAATCAAATGTGAAATTTTCTTGTTTATACGCGTTGTCTGTTGTGTATCCAGCGGCTAACAATTGTTCTGAGAATAATTGCTTAACTTTTTGTACACATTCAATCCAACCCGCAGGACTATCAGAACCACTGGAGTCATCAGTAGTTTTTACTGTGTCATATGTTTTAAGGACTTTACGTATTTTTGATAATATTTGTTTTTTATGCTTCATGCCACTATCAGTCGTATCATCTGCCGTTGTGGTAGCCTTGTATGTTATTGTTTGCGCTTTATATTTATCATACGGACTCTTATAGATTCCTTGGTTTTTATCATTAACCGTCGAATGATTTAAAACATGCTTATACTCTGCATTAGTAATGTCATTTTCTACCTCGGTCTGAGTTTTTGAATTCTCCCATGAATTTTTATATTTAGTAGGCCAACCAAAGAAATCAGATGTATATGTATAACCACCATTACTAGTTCGTTGTATGGTTCCATCAGTAGATTCACCAAATCCTCCACGAATTAATGGTTTACTTCCAAATCCGCCGCCTCGTCTGATTCTACCAAGTCCAAATCCACCATTTTGTCCTTTTGTAGCGTTGGATATAAATGATTTAGCTCTTGATAAAATTGAGGGGCGGCCTGAACCTGAGCCACCACCTGTACTTACAGTTGTACTTGCACCAATTGTTGACATTATCTTGCTCATTATTGATTTATATGTCGTATCATTATAGTGCAATCCATCTGAAGTACCCATCTCATTTTTTGTAAATCCATCTTTAATATATGAGTATACGTCTACCCAACCAACATCAGATGGAAGAGCATCTTTTAAGCTTTTATTAAATTTCTCAATACCAGAGTTTGAACTTGTATAATTTTTATTACACGGACCTACTGATATGTAGTAAATCTTCGCTCCAAGTTTTGTCATTTCTGTTTTTACAAATTTAGCATACTTATCAGCATTATTTACATCATTTACACCATGCCACATAAGGACTACTGTGTTTGAATCAACGTATTTCTTGGCGAGGTTATATGCGGTTTCACTTAACCAATCAAATCCACTACCTTCTTTAGCAATATATGTTACATTGTCTTTTGTTCCAATATACCCTGTTTGTTGAATATATGGACCACCCATAGCACTACACATACCAACTGTTCTGGAGTCACCAATCATGACAATCTTTTTACCGGAATTATCAGTACTACTTGTATCTGAAGTAGATGATGAACTTGATGAACTTGAATTATGTAGACTTGAAATATATGATGAATAATCTGAATCATAATTGCCTGTAAAAGCACCATTGACAAAACGGTTTCCTATTTCACCCATAAGGCTACTCAAACCTGAAAGTATACTATTAGTTGATGAGCTTGATGAGGAATCGGATGAGGAATCAACTACAGTATTAGTTGATGTGTCATATGTAGAGTCATCACTTGAAGTACTATCCCCACAGTATACATATCCGTGTATACTTCTTTTATTATTCCAATCATCAATTGATTGAACTTTAAGTTTACCATCATCTGAATCAACGACGTTATTTGCGGGGTTGTTAGCTTCAGTATAGTATACCTTGTTGTTATCGGTATCAACATCTTCTACAAACATTACGTGTCCGTATTGTGAGCTACTACCTAAAGAAACAAGTGAATTAGCTTTTAATGATGTGCCAGTATCATAACCATCTTTTGTTGCTTTGCTATATATTTCTCCTCCATTACCTCTGGGTCGGTCTGTTATTCCTTCCCATCCACATTTTTCATACGCACGACCCTCGGCGTACCATGTACACTGTCCTTCACTTAATTGGTTAATAGGTGATTTATATGCATCGCTATCGAAATTAGCAAGGCGTGTACCAAGTTTGCTCTCAAGTGCTGAACCAAAACCGCCACCTTGTCCAAATGACCAAGCAGCTCCAGTTTGTGATGCAACATCATCGACATTAAATTTCTTTGAGTATGATTTACCTCTCGGGTCACTTATATCTATATTACCGTTATTATCAATACCAGTTGCAACGACATAATGTCCAGCGGGTGTATATGGAGTATCTCCACTGCCAAATCCGCCAGTGCCAGAAGCACCAGAAAGTATCATTGGTTTTCCCTGCTCTAATTGCGATTGAATATATTCACCTGAAGGATTAAATTGCTCAGTAGAATTAATACCGTATGCAGCGGATGCTTTATCTATGAAGTTCCAGTTAGTACCAGTACTATCTCTATCACCAGTCATTTGAGCAAGTGACGCTGTTTCTGTAGGTGTAACATTTTGACCCGTCATCTGTGATGCAACCATTGACATTGCTGTCGGTCCACATCCAGTATCACCCATTGTAGCACCATCATTACCATATGCACTATTCTTCCAATCGGAATCATTCTGCGAATAGTAAGAAAATCCGTTTACTGTATCAGCTCCACGACCACCGTGAGGTGAACGTAGACGTCTGAATCCCATACCGGAACCTCCCATAATAGATGGTTCACCGTAATCGTCAGTATCGAAATCATCAACTGTATGTCCATCACCAGAACCACCAGTAATCCATTTAGTAAATTTAGTCCAACCTGCGGATACTGTTGATTTAGCTTTATCCCATGATTCTTTTACAGATTTCTTGATTTTATCTACTGCGTTTTTAGCAGCACTGTCTTTTTGTATTTTACCCTTTGTAAGTAATCCTGTAGTTATCTTTTCTTGTACTTCATCAGCGTCAATACCTTTTTCAATAAGGTCATTATTAGCATTATAGTAATCAAACTTCTTACCATTTTTAACATAGTAGTTTCCATTTGCATCAAACCACGCTTCTTGTGAACTTGATGATACCAATTTCTTAATTGAACCTATAATGCCATTTTCTTGTATTGACTTAAATACTGATGATACCTTAGATTTCATATTTTTATAAAGATCCTTTGCTTTAGATACACCTGTACTCCAAGCATTTGATAACTTATCTTTTATATTATTTAAACCTTCCTTAAGACTTGAGGAATTAACAACAGCCTCACCCTCAGTAAGATTACCAGAATTAATCTGTTCCGTTATTGTTTCAGAGTCCACATTTTCTTCAATTAAATCACCTGTAGCATTGTAATGATCGAATCCACTACCATTAGCAACATAGTAGCTACCATCAGTATCATACCACGCTTTTTCCTTCTTTGAAGTTAATGACTTAATTACAGAAGTTAAAGGACTAGCAACTTTACTAGCTAGTTTACCCCATTTAGTATCACTGAGTTTACTTAGTTTAGTAAATACACCACTAGCTTTTTCTTTTACAGACGAGAAGATGTTCTTTGCCTTATCTCCGATAGCACTAGCAATTGTTCCGATTTTATTCTTTACAGTTGCTGTACCTTCTTCGAGTTCTCCAGCAGTAATTCTTTCCTGAATTTCATCAGCATCAACATCTTCATCAATTTTACTACCATTAGCATTATAATGGTCAAAACTCTTTCCGTTTGCTACATAATAAGAACCATCTGTATCATACCAAGCAGTTTCTTTTTTAGTAGTTAAAAACTTAGCTGCCTTCTTAGCTACATTCTTAACCTTCTTAGTAGTATCTTTTACTTTATCTTTAGCTTTATTAAAAAGCTTTTTAGTTGAACCCAGAGGGTCTTTTATAAAATTCTTAGCTCCATTTTTAACTTTCTTAGCAGTATCTTTTACCTTATCTTTACCCTTATTGAATAGGTTTTTGGCACCTTTACCAAGTTTCTTAAGACCATTTTTACCTTTGTTGAATAGCTTCGTAGCACCGTTCTTAAGTTTTTTACCCGCATTTTTGGCTTTATCAACACCAGCGGCTATTAAATCTCCACCTTTATCAGCCATAGATGAAAATGTATTTTTAACATTCTTACCAAACTGCTTAGCTTTATCAACACCAGCAGCTATTAAATCTCCACCTTTATCTATAAGGTTATCATATGCATCAGCTATTTGAGCACCTACTGTTTTATTTTGGTCATCGTTCCAATCAGCAAACGAATCATATTTAACGGTATATGTACCATCGTTAACACCATCGATATAGTCAGCGAGAGATACCTCATTACCATCTATTTCACCATTTTTAACAGCGGTTTCGTATGCATCTTCAATTTCTCCTTGGCGATATTCTTCATATTCGCCTTTCCATTCAATTTGGGCATCTTGTAATTTATCTACATCTTTGTCTTTTGCAACGATGTTATATATTGCACATGCTATTTGAGTGAGAAGGTCAAAGCCAAGTATGCCTACACATACAACCTCATTTACTAAATCGACGATACTACCTACTGTTGTACCTGTGAAACCACCGAGTACCGCAGCTATAATTCTCATCTTTCCGTCAACTTTACTTTGAGGTATCTGGAATAGTCTAGCTACTCCACCATCACCTGAGCTATTGATTGCACCTAGTAAGAATCCGCCACCTTCCATAATAACGGTACCTACACCTAATGTCGCAGCTCCACCAGCTTCTTTTGCTGCAGCTTCAGTAGCACCTTTTTCAATTTTTTTAGTAGCTTCTTCACCCATGTTTTCAAGACCATCGGTAACACTCTTTTCAACTGCTTTAACGCCCGAGTCTTTACCAACTTTTTTATTAAGTTTTTTACCTACTTTTTCAAGTAATTCATCTATCCAACTTTTAATTTTTTCAATTATTTGTTTGACTATTTTACTACCACCCTTAGAAGCACCTTCAGCTCCTTCTTTAGCGACAGTTTCTGCAGTTTCTTTAGCTGCATCTTTACCGAGGGTTGCAGCAGTGCTTTCTGCAGTGTCTTTAGCAACAGTTTCGGCCGTATCTTTAACAATGGTTGCGCCAGCGTCTTCTACCCCATTTTTAGCAACAGTTTCAGCTGTGTCCTTAGCTATAGTTGCGCCAGCGTCTTCTACCCCTTCTTTAGCGACAGTTTCAGCCGTTTCTTTGGCTGTATCTTTAACAATGGTTGCACCTGCATCCTCTACACCATCTTTAGCAACAGTTTCAGCTGTATCTTTGGCAGTATCTTTAACAATGGTCGCACCAGCATCTTCCACTCCATCTTTAGCAACAGTTTCGGCTGTGTCCTTAGCAGTTTCTTCAGCTGTTTCTTTAGCGACATTTTCAGCCGTATCTTTTGCAGCCTCTTCAACTCCTTCTTTTGCGGCATCTCCAGCTATGGTTGCAGCAGCATCTTCAGCCCCTTCTTCAGCAACTGTTTCAGCAGTGTTTTTACCAAATACATCAGTTATAGGTGTATTCCACCAATCTTGGGCAGCTTTTACTTGACTGCCAAACTCAGTACCGTAAAATGCATTTTTAGCATTTGTAACTAAATTGCTATTTGCTATTGCATTTAATCCTTTACTTGCTGCATTTACTCCAGCTTCAGCTCCTGTGCCGGCAACTTTTAAAGTTGTTCCTGCTACTTTGGTTGTCATAAAAGGTAATTTTGAAAGAACCTTACCAGTAGTTTTTGCAACTTTAGGTATACCTTTTACGAGTGTTTTTGTTGTTGCTTTAACTGCGTTAGGATGAAGTAAAAAATTTACTTTAGCAGCGGTTGCATGATCGACTTCTCCATCTTCATTCGTGAGGTATGTTTCTGCAGCTTCTAACGGATGACCTGTAGCAAGATCTTCTATAGCATTAGCATCATTAGTTACCTCTGCAACAGCATTATCAAGATTTGAGCGGTTATCCTTATTCGTAGATTTATTTTCAGTAAAGCTATTGACAACCCCTGCAATTTTATTAACGAGCGTACCCACACCCTCTGCAATACTCAGTAAAGCATTCGTTACAGACGGCCAATCAATAGTATTAAAAAGAGTGGCAGAAACTGGGGCTAAGGCAGAAGCTATTGTTGCAACATTAGATACTGTTGTCTTAATTAGCTTATACGTTTCACCAAATGTACTATTCTCTAATTTTTCATCAATGTTGCTTGCAGTCATTTTAGCCCATTCACCAAATGTACCATTTTTCAGAGCATTAAATCCCTCACCTACTGTTGTCGCAACTTTCTTAACAATACTTATTGTATTTGAAAAATGATCAGACACAAGCCATTTCATTGCTTTGGTAACAAACGGTACTGCAGCCAAAAGACCTACAGTTATTAATCCCTTTTTGCTAAAGATTTTACTCCATATGGCATTATGGGATTTAGTCTCATCATATTGTGCTTTCGTATTGTCACGTATTTGAGTGAATAAACTTCTTTCTTTTTCTTTCTCTTTTTCACGAACCTTGTCAGCTTGCTTAACTCCCTTTTCACGAACCTTAGTTAATGCTGATTTAGCCAGATTAACAGGAGCGGTAACAACTTTACCAACAGTGTGAACGGCTGCACCAATGGCACCAGTTATGAGACCACGACCTCCTCCACTGCCACCACGTATGTGTGTACGTCCAACACCTTCACCACCATTTTCTTCAGTGTTGTCTTCATCTACAAGAGTTATGCTTTCACCATTTTTTTCATCTTTTTTAGTCTTTTTTGCTGCCAATTTTTCAATCTTTTTATCTTCTTTTTCTTTTAATTTATCCCGTTTTTTCTTTTTCTTTGTTAATTTTTTATTTCTCCGCCAATGACCTATATCAAAAGAAAACACATCAGATGTAAATGGATTAAATTTTTCTGAGTTAGAAAGATAGTTATCTAATGATAGAATACCATGTTTACCATCTGTTAAATCTAACTTTTTGCCAGAAGCTGAAGAAGTAATTTGACCTTTATTTTTTACAAAGTCATCTGCAAAATCATCAAAACCGTCATAGTCATCAAGCAGTCCTTTGTCTTTTAATTCAAAGAACTTCTTTCTTGCCATACTACGAAGATAAATATCATATGACTCGTTATCTTTTTTCTCACTATCCTTAATCTCATTATCAAGATTAGCATACTTTTCACTTTTTTTAAAAAATTTTGCTCCAAGACTTAGAATAGCAGCATTTTTATTTTTCTCTTCAGTTTCTTTGTCTTTATAATCTTTCATGCTGTTGAAGTTCTTAGCAGTCCATTGTAAAACATCACTGCCATTTTCTTCAACTTCTTTCATAGCGGCTTCTGTATCCCCGCCGTTATTCTCTAGGATTTTTTGGTATTCTTTAAAGGCGTTAGTTTTTTCTTCATACGAAAAATTATCGCCCTCTTTTTTAAGTTCATCTTTTGTCTTTTCATCACGGGGATCAGTATCATCTTTATCTCCTGTAAGTTGTGCATATATTTTACTAGCAATCCAAATGAGTTTACCCTCAGCATTTAAGGTCGAGAAATCCTTCATTTGCTTTACTTGGGCAAAAGTAGTTCCTAATGCAATGGCTCTACCTTCAATTTTTTCTTTAGCTTTTTTTGCCATCTGGTCTTCTGTTTCGACCTTGGTATTTAATTTTTTAGCTAAACTAGGTTTTGCTCGTATTGCAGCAGCTCTTGCCTCAGCAGTATCTGATGAATACTGTCCTTTAGTTGCTTTTTCTATAATCTTGGCGTTCTTATCTCTTTCTTTTTGATCGTTATGCTCTTTACGAAGTTTATTTCTCTCGTCTGTTTCAAGCATTTTACGGTATCTCCATCTTTCTGATGGACTCATACCTTCAGTATTAACAGAGTCTAATTGGGAACCATTTATTCTAGCAGTTAAATTATTTGCACCATCATATAATTTTGCAACACCCTTACCTGCAAGACCTGCAAGACCTTTTACGCCTTTTCCGAGTAATCTAAGAGGTGTTAAAGCAGTTTTGACAATTTTCAAAACTCCTTTTGTTATTCCTCTTATACCACGTTTTATTTGGGTTTTAAGCCAATCTTTTCCTATATCTAATGCAGCCTTTAAGTTTGAATTTTCCCATGTTTCTACTATCTTGGATTTAGCAATATCAAGAACACCCCGAACTAATCTTATAGGAGCTAATACTGCTCCTCTTACAGCATGGAATGTTAATGCCGCTATTCCTTTTACAGTATCGGCTACAGGTTCAATAACGTTATCTCTTACGATATCAACAAGAGGATCAACAAGGTTTTCTTTAATACCAGTACCGATATCATTACATATGCCACCTATATTGTCTCTGATACTAGCGAACACACTGCCAACATGCTCAGATACACTTTCGGTAAGTGCTGTTATAGTATCTCCAAACTTGTATTCTAAGTCTAAAGATACTGTTTTAAGATAGTATGAAAGTTGAGTTTTCATAGGTCTTAATACATTAGCATTAAGCATATTTCCGAAACGTCCAAAAAGACCGTTCTTATGCTTCTTTTTACCATCTTCTTCATAGTCTTCGCCAAATAAGAATTTCTTAAACGATTCACCATTAGCGGCTATAGAAGCACCAAGACCCATTAAACCACCAAATATAGGTCCACCAGGCATAACAGCCGAAGCCATAACACCACCAAGTATACCTATACCTGACATTCCAAGAACCTTACCATCTAGTGAAAATTCTTCGCCATTGTTACCTCTAGATGCTTTTTTACTAAATCCATTTTTAATAGCATTAACTAAACCAATTTGACCTTTTTCTTCATCACCAAAAAGGAACGCCTTGAATTTATCAGAACGTGTAACAAGTGTAGTTGCTATGCCGAGACCAGCACCAACAATAGGACCACCAACTAATGTGCCTAATGCACCTCCGGTTTTTCCTGCTAATGTTGACGTCAAAGCACCTACTGCTCCACCACCAATAATATTCAGTTTATTTTTCTTAATATAATCCTGAGTACCTCTACTTAAGAATCCTCCATATCTTTCTCCAGTTTCGTCATCCTTTTTACCAAACAACCAATCCTGGAGCTTTCCACTTCTAGTAAGGATACTTGTAGCAATACCCATGGCAGCACCACCAATAGGACCTCCAACAAGAGTACCTAAAACACTACCGCCAGCCATTACTCCAACACCAGCACCAATAGCTCCACCAACAGTGGCATCCTTGGTGTATGTACTAAATTTCTTTTGAATTTTCTCAGAAACTTCCTTAGAGCTTTGACCCTCAATGGATTCTCCTAAAAATGCTTCTTTCCACTTATCTAATCCACCTTTAAGAGATTCAGTGAAACTATTAAAAATTCCACTGCCTTTTCTCTTACCTGTAGGATTACCATCTTCATCAACTTCTTCAGGTCCAAATAGTTTGGTCATAATTCCAGCTTTAACAGTACTACCCATATTTTTAAGAGTAGCTAAAACTGAATCATCCTTATCTTCATATTTATTACCCTTAGAATCAGTCCATGCTTTTCCAGTTAGATTGTGCTTAATGGAACCTAAAATATCACCCATACCATTTCTAATACCGGAAAGAAGTCCACCTTCTGAATTACCATTTGCATCTTTTGTACCAAGTAATACAATTTTTAACGGAGAAATAACTTTGTCTCGCAAAGTATCACCAATTGCAGTAGCTTGTTCTGTAAAGATTTTAGTAAATTCCGTCATGGCTTCTTGGGTATTGCCGTGCATTATTGATGTCATCATGCCATTTGTATGCTTAGCACCCGAAGAAAGCATTTTACTGAGCAGACCACTTGATTCAAAATCTTGACTTTCCCCTGTAAATTCTTCTCTTTTTCGTCTTTTATCAATACCTTTAAACTTCTTATTATTCTCTTTACCATAACCCATTTCTTTTGATAATTCAGCATAAATGTTTTCTATATTATCAAGACCTGAGTTTTGTAGATTATAATAACTAGCATTTTTTTCATAATCTTTCAATTTATCAGTTGCAGCTTGCTGCGTGCTTAAAATAGCAGCAGTTAAGCTGTATGCTGATGAAGGATTATTCTTTACTAATTTTTGAAGAGCATCATTAATATGGTCTGCATTTTTTCTGCTTCCCTTATTGTATGATATACTCTCTAATATTTTTTGTAATTCACCATCACTTGAAGTATCTGCAACATTAACATGCTTCTGTGATTGTGTTAACTGCATTACAAATTCTTCAATAGTGTGACGTAATGATTCTTGATTCTCCTTAGTCGATTCATTTTCAACTAATGTTTTTAATGATTTACCGATTTCTGATGAATCAAAACTATCCATAATAGTATTACGGAAGTCATTAAGAATTCCACCACGTAAATCAGCTTGCTTTACGTACTTATTTTGATTATAATCAAAAATATCAGCATCAGCTTTTGCTTTTTGGGTATCAATCTTATAATGGTCAGCAATTGCTTTTAAATAAGAAGTCTGCTCTCGTAACTCCTTAGTAATAACCTGTGTAATAGCATGTTTGGTTTCACCATCAAAAGGAATTGCACCTTTTTCAATCTTAGCAGAATGAATAGATGTTTTTCTTTCTGAACGTAAACCAAAATTTTTACCAATAAATTTTGTAATAGTACCTGCCAGGCCAGCACTATATTTATCTCCCTCATCAGCCAACCTATTAAGCATTGTGGGAACAAAATTAGAGAAAGTCTTTTCAACAGTATCAATTGTTGAGCCAAATACTTTGGTTACCAATCCCTTAGTTAGTTCTGCTGTAACCATACCTAGAGGATTACTTGCTATCATGTCAAGCATACTCTCATCGAGGTCGAGCATGCCTAGGCTATCCTTTATTTGTTGATTTACATAGTTTTTATATTGAGCTAAGTTAATACCACCGTTTTTAGTATTAAAAGTACCGGCGGCTGTAGTCCTATCAGAACCATATATATCGGTGTTATTACCGCTTTGACCCATACGGTCATAATAGGCCATACTTGCTTCAATGTACTTGGTCATATTATCATTTTGATATTGAACCAAAGCACTTAAATTGTTATTAATATTGGATAAGTGACCTGTTATTTCAGAGCCTAACTTCTCCATTTGATACAGACCTGCTGCACTAACAGAAATAAATGCATCCATTGATGCTTTATTTGTTTTAAGGATATTCTCAGACTGTTTCTTTATATTGGAAGAAAGATTTAAGACAGCGTCACGAGTTCCACTGTCTACTTGAACGTTATAGTTGTTATTAGTAAGACTAACGTCTTCGTCTTCATCACCGAATGAAACATCACCCGATGAATCTGACCAGAAGTCATCATTTCCATCTCCAAAATCAAACATTCTGTCGGTATTATTAAAATTACCTTCTTTTAAATCACTTAAAGCATTTTTATATGCTTTTGCAGCGAATGCTCCGTATTTAGATTGCTTTAATGTATCAGCAACCTTACCAACTGTAGCCTTTCCACTTTTTAAAGAGGAAAGAATATTTTTAGAAGTTTTCGCAGATGTGCTTACAACTTCTGATAAATTGGGGTATATTTGTTTTAACGATTCTTGTGTTGATGCACCAATGCTCTTCATGGCGTTGTCTATCCATTTAGATTTGGTGTTTAATGTTTTTTCAAATGTAGATTTAGAAATAGCCATTTAACTGACTCACTCCTTTCCTCATACAAGAGGTTATCGTTAAAAGATTGTTTTTTAAGGATATCTACATGTGAAAAAAGAAAAAAAAATAGGAGTAACGAGATTATACTCGTTACTCCTATTTAAAGGGAGATAAGTTAGTGTATCACTTTTTGTCAACTCTCTTGCGAGACTGAAGGAACGCAGGACAACCTGTCTTAACACCAAGTTCCTTATGCTTCTTCTTTGTAGTCTCAAATGTTCCAAGATAGGAACGATCCTGAGGAGAATGTGCATCTGCAACAGTAGTCTTCTCATCAATATTCTTAATATAGATTCCGCCCTTAAATTCCTTGGTAGGAATAAAGTCAAACTGATTACCAGCATTAATATATTCATACAGAGCCGATGCAAAGAATTCATAAAGACCTTCCATGTTAGGAATTACGAATTCATCATCAAGGACTCTTACTGATTCAGACTTATCAACGCCAGCCTTTTCAATCAGTGTTTTGCACCACTGACGGAATCCCTTAGTAACCATAACATCTTCAACAGAATCAAGTTCACCCTTCTTAACCTTAGCCATCTCTGTCTTAAAATTGACATCATTAGCCATTGCAAGCATTAATGTGTTGAAGTTCTTCTTGTTGAAACGGTTGATAACAATCTTTCCGTTTGCGTTCTTCTTAGCACTCATAGAATCAAGTGCTTCCTGTACTGTCATAATCTTTGCCATTTTAAATACCTCCTGTTATTTTGACAATTTGTTCTTCTTTTTCTGCTTCTTCCGTTCCTTAACTATTTTAAGGATATCGTCCAAACAGAAACTTTCAAGGTTTTTAATCTTAATCTTTTTCATAGATTAAAACCACCTTTCTTAATAAAAAGTATGACACGTTATAAAATAAAATAAATACAACATGGATATAATTGGGGAGAACGATTTCTACCGTCCTTTTGTCTGACTGAGAGAACCGCAATTCTATGTGAAAAACCGCAAAAATAGATACGCTTGTCATTACTTCCAATTTTGTTCATAACGAAACTCCAATATAATTTTATTGACCTGTATAGTTCTCCCCAATCATTTATGCATTTAATTTTATTTTATACAATTTAATAATATATAAATGATATTTATAACTCAATATCGTTTCTCCTTGATGTTGACATACATTAGAAGATGATTACGGAATAATTCCGTAATCATCTTCTTCTTTTTTTTTATTCTTTTTCGTTATATATTTCTTTTAATCTATTCTTTAATTCAATAATGCATTTATTACCTAATGCAGTAAGTAATATACTAGGAGTCATACGTTTTAAGATTGAGTTAGAAGCTATGATTGTACTAACTTCTTCTTCAGGTCTAAAACTACTCCACGGTTCATATCCTGCAGGAATGATTTCACCAATAGTATTCTTTAAAGCGGTAAAATTCTGTTTCTTACTATATCTCTATAGTACATAGACTATATCTTCAATATATATTCTGTTACCAAATATACAATGCCTCCCATTTCCACATTATCTGTGTACTCTACTCAGTTATTCATATAGATGTTTCTTCTATATTATCTTTTCGATAGTCGTTGAACGTTCTTCCATTAGGAAGCTTCGCTGCTGATTGTCTCTATTCATTAGATTGTTACACTTGGTACTAATGACTTGGCAAGAGTTTCCAGCAATTAAAGAGGTTTTAAATCACCTATTTTGTTAAGCGATTTTTGAGCCTATTTCAAGAGGTTCGGAATGCTTGATATAAAATTCAATCATTACGCCACCTTCTTCAATTTTTTGTCCCTTAATGACACCAAACTTATTGGGCTCAATTTTCTTGGTTGTTTCATTTAACATCAATCCACATTTTACAATACTATTTGTAGACTCAGGGTCATATTTTTCTAAGAATTTTTTCTTCTTATTTATTGTATTATAATAGTTAGTAACTATCTTTCTTAATGAAGGTGATAACTCATCTACTTCTACAGTAGAATATATTTTGATATCTTCAATTATACCTGAGTACTTAGAATGAATATCATTTCTACTTCCTTCAAGGACATTAGACTGTTCATCGGCACTCAGATTAGCAAGTAATGCATTAAGAGAACTATCTTCAAATGAAGTATCAAATTGAACTAAGCTATCTCCAACTTTGATTTCATCACCTTTTTTAACCATATATTCAACGTTAGCATTCTTACCAATAGTAACTTGTCTTACAAAGCACATCTCTGTTGCTGCTTCATCAGATAACTTTTCTGTTATCATTGTAGCATCCTGATATGTATTATATGTAGACATAATTGCTACTTTGGTAAGTGTACCCATGTTCATACGGCAGTTATTAAACTTATCATTTGTAAAGAAATCTTTATGGTATGCAAGAACATCATCTTTCTTAAACTTATCACCAACTTTAAGTGGTGTAATAAGTTTATTACTAAGGAAGAATCCACCACCACCATTTTTAACAATAGTATTTGATAAGTTAATAGCACGACATTTACCAGAGTTATATTTTACAATCATGATTTCTGATGATTCATCATAATCAATAACTGTTCCATTTTCATCAGCATTAACTACGAAGTCTGAAGAAAGTTCGAATCTACAAACTTCTTCAAAACCATTTGACATTAATACTGGTGATGATTTTTTAACAGGAATAACGTGCTTACTTTGCTTGATTGCATGCATTTCCATGTTAAATATTGAGTCGTTACTTCAATATCAATACATAATGTATTGTCACTATATCACTATAGTGGTCAGACTATATCTTCATTTTATACTCTATTACCGAATATAAAATGCCACCTGTTTCCACTCCACTTAGAGTGTACTCTACTCACTTCTTCACTTAGATATTTCTTCTAAGCTATGTTTTCGATAGTCGTTGAACCTTACTCTTATAAATAAGAGTCTTGGCTGCTGATTGTCTTCAGTGAAGATGTTCCAGCAATTAAAGCGGTTTTTTAACGTTTAAGCCATGTATCAAGTTAACCTAAACGTGTAGGGTCATCTTTTGTAGCAGCTAGAGGAATTGATAACTCACCCGGTGAGAATAGATTTGTATCATGTAATTCATTAAGCTTTTCATCTTTTAATTCAACATATCCTCTTAACGAAACAACTGAAGGATTCATGGTAAGTGTTTTATTTACACCTACTGAACCATCAGGAGACGTTGACGGAGAGATAACACCTGTTGAGGTTTTATCAAATGTACGTTTTTCCATTGTATATGATTCGTCAAGGTTTGCACCTCTGAAACCTTTACTGGAAATACCATGTGACATTTCCATTTCTAGTACAGGATTAAGTGTAGAGTAATCCTCTACAGTTTTTAAAGCGAGTATTTCTTTGATTACACAATCCTGTGGTACTGAGAATGTTTTCTTACCATTAGAATTACGATACAGAATATATTTTTTAGCTAATCTTTCATAAAGAATAGCAGGAATAATTTCATTACTTCTTATTCTAGATAAACCCTGATTTATCTCAGGTGTAAACTGTGAATCAGATAATAACGATACTGCATATATGATGATTTCTACTAAGTCTGTTGGAAGATTGAGGTCTTCACATACTTCAATTGTAATAGGGTCCATCATAAATTCGTATACGTTTAAAAGAGCATTTGCAATTGTTGCTTTACCATATACTTTAATTAAGTAAGGCATATAGGGTTCTTTAGTATCCATTTCAGCTATTCTATACTCTGATGTATCAAGCATTCTATAACCATTGAGGAGTAAATCAATACCAACATCAGCTTGGTATACCAAAAAGCAATCTGCAAATTTTAAGAAGTTTTCATTTGGTTTTAACTGAGGGAGTTTATCCTCAAGTCTATATTTAACTTTTCCTTTTGTTAATAGTGATGATAAACCTTCCCAGAAACCAAGTAATAAACCTACTGCAACGAACTGACTCATTACTTTTGCTCTAGTATACATAAGTTTTTTAGGTGCTTTAGTTGAATTATATAACTCAAGTATATCATTATTAAGAGTCTTAAGAATAATATCTACAATAGTCAAATCATCATCCGTTTTCTGTGTATTAGTATCAATAAATATTGGTGAACCGGACTTGTCTACACCTATAAACATATGACCTTTTGGAATGGATATATTCTTCGAAGAAGCATAATCAGTAGCTTCTTGCTGGTCAAAAAATAGAGTAGTTCTTCCATTTTTATATCTGGTAGCAATCTTAGAGATTTCATCATATTCGATAGTGGTCACATACTTGTTGTTAACCGATAAGCTGTTACCGAATGTGAAGTAAGATTCAAACTCACTAGATTTTTTAAGCACATTCTTTAATCTTTCAATTGAAGAAATGGACTTTGTACCTACTCTTTGAATAAACATCTTGTTGTAGTTTGTTGTGAGCTGAACTATGTCTGCACTTGTCTTTACAACAGGATATAAAAGATTTTGTTTCTTAATGAGTTTTCTGTTACCACCGATATATAAGAATTTATCTTCAATAAACTTAGGCATATCAACTTTAATGGTATGACGTTTTCTGTTTGCATCTTCAAGATAAATAGTATATGTATCTTTGTAGTTCAACTCATCTGAAGTATCCTTAATCTGTATATCTCTAACATACATAGGAATTGACTTATTATTTAATGCTAAAATAGCATTAGTAATATCTTTAGGCATTAGCTTTTCATTATATGTCTTTTCAAAGTTATCGAACTTAATCTTGGTCATATTTTTATTTGATGTTCTAACACTGTTTGAAACATCTTTTACAGGAATATTTATATGACTAGACTGAATCTTATTGATCTCTTTTATTGACATATTACCAACTTTAATATTCTCTTGTGCTTTCTTTAATTCCTTATCTCTTGCTGTTGAAGCCGACGACTGAGGAATAATTGGAGCAATAGTCTTATCATATATTTCACTAAGGAGTTCCTTGTCTGAATCTATATCATTTTCAACTTTCGTTAAAATTACATTTGATATCGTCTCATCAGGGATTTCTGATGTATTGGGAATATTAGCCTCAACCTCTCGACGAACTATCTCAGCTTTGTTTTTGATTTTATTATAAATCTCAGGATTAGAAAATGCTGAGGATATTGCTGTAGGTTTTTCAATTGTATCATTTGTAACAATTTCTGTAGCAGTTGATTTATTTATTGATTCATTAATCTTGCCGATAGAATCTTCTACAGCCTCATCTTTTTTTATGTTATCTTCGTCAATAACTGTATCAACGTTGGGTACATAAGAATACAGCTTTTTCATTTCAATTTTAAACTTTAAATAAGTTTTCTTTTCAGCTTGTGATGGATTGACTTTCAGGCATTTCTTATCTGTATAAAGATAAAAATCAATATTAACGTCTTTTAACAATGGAAGAAAACGATACATTGAATAGTATATCATAAATACAGGATTATTCAGATTATCCGAAAGATTCTTTTCAAGTTTAAACTTTTCAATGTTTATTAAAATAAACTTATTCTTGTAAACTGAAAGATTACTTGAGTTAATAATTGCTTTAATATAATCCCAATAGATTTTAACTCTCTTTACAGGAGGAATTTTACTACAAAGAGAATTAAAAATTTGAATATACCTTGATAAATCATAGTACATGTTACGTGTGTCTTTTCCATCTATAGTCATCTTTAGATAAGGATGAACTTTAGTTTGAGTTTTAATTTTCTTATAAAGTTCTTTTCTTTCAGTTAATTCACGTATCCTATAATTCTTATTATATAATCTTCCTCTATAAATAGGATTATAATAATAGTAATAATACCTATTTCCACTCATAAAATTAATCTTATTATTAATTATTTCTATGGATTCATTTGTATTATTAGTGTATAAAAAACATAGATTTCCTTTACCAATTTTATCTCCTCTTGGTAAAGTAATACGACGTGTCATAGTTTTTAAATATGGAAGAGACTCAGGATATACTGCTTCAGTAACTACCGTGGTTTCTTCCTGTTCAGGTTCATCTGTTGCTTCTAATGATATAGGATTATCATTTATAACATCATCAAATAAACTCATTTACATAACACTTCCTTTCTATAACCATTATTCTTATGTTTTTTGAGCTTCTTTCTATTACCATTCATCAGTTACAGAATAAAAAAGAGTATGGATTACAATATCCATACTCTTTTTATTATTAAGTTAAAAATCGTCATCTTCTAAATTATCAAGTAATGCCTCAGTATAGTTAGAATAGAATTCATCAATTGATTCAGTATCAATATTTTCATAGTTTTCGATATATGTTTCAACCTCTTGATACGACTCATGTATGCTAACAATATTCTCTGGGAATAACTTAGCAATATAATCAGTATGACCACCAAATATATCATAGATAGCCTGACGACAGAATAATGTAAACGTTAATTTAGCATTCTTATCATTATCAGCTACGTATAAGTAATTGCTAAGTGTATTTTCAAGCTTATCAATTTCTTTTTGAAGTTCCTTCTTAACTTCAGGTGTATAGTCGCCTGTTGCTAAATCTTTCTTAAGCATATCAATATTTACTTGAATTCTATTTTGTATTGTTCCATGACCGCCATCATTGAATAGCATTAACAGTGTTCGATTTGCCATTGCAAGGTCTGTAAGGAACTTACGAGTTGAGTTTTCCTTTAAAGAAGCATTAGCTTCTGAAACAGTTAATCCAATAGGTTTAATTAAATTGAGAGCCTCAAGTTTTGCTAATGATGAACCTATTTCACTACCATAACCATATGCACCAGCAAATGAATCAGCAAATGTTTCTCCCTTTTTCTCAGGAACTGCAATAAGATGAGAAACGGGACTCATAAGCATATAAAGAGGCATAGCCAAGAAATTTAACGGTGCAGTTATTTTTTCAAGCCCTCTTGTCAACCATGCACCAAAATTTTTCAATGCCATACCAATCTTTTTAAATATAGGAACTGCATTAAGAATAGCTTCGATAATCTTGGTATATGCACTATATATTTTTTTTCCCGGATCAGTTGCCAAAATTACAGGCCAAGGATTAATTGACGTTCTAGTGCCATTTTGGTATACTGTACCACTTTCGGGGTCAAATACTATATTTGGTTTTATCTGTATAACAGATCGTAATGTTTTTACACAAACATTAATCGCATAATAGAAAGAGGCGTCAAAATTATGACCAATTTCATGTAATAAGATTGCCATATATTCTCCTGCTGTCAAATCTGCTTGACTAGCAATAGTTGAACTAGCTTGGATAAAGCAAACATGACGATGCGACTTATCATAGTAGCCCTTTTTCTTATCTACTGCAACTATTTCTTCACCATTAAACACTAAATCAGCGCAGAATAGTGTGCCAATTGCAGGTGCTACTTTAGAGGTTCTCTTCCATGTAATAAATACCTTATTAAAACCAAACTGTTTTTGCAACAACTGTGTAAATTTTATATTTAATGGGTGATTTGTATAGTCGGCAAGTGGATTAGCTTTCATTAACGCTATAAGCTCACCCAGTGTTTTTTCGGCTTCGATTAGTGTACCTGATTTTCCAAAGTAAGCTTCAGTATATACGTAATCATTATCAGACTCAGTAACAACTACACGACCTTTCCTATCTTTAGTAATAACCTTATTCTCAGATTTATTCTGGTCAGGGAGATTATCAACCCATGTTCTCAATGTCTCCATGTAGTTTTTCTTCCATTTAGCAAATGCTTCATCAGGACTTCCATTCTTCTTATCATAAGCAATAGGAATAATATCGAGATAGTCATTATTATCTACATTTTTCCAAACCCAATGTTTCGGAGGCTTTGGGAAATCATAGTCACCATCGAACATAATGCGAGCATCAGAATATAATTTACCATAGAAAACTCCATCTCTATAGTTGTCTTCTTTTTTTCTTAAATGAACATGACCTGCAGATGAATACTTAGTTTTATAACCTTTATTATTAAGAAGCTCAATAACAGGCTTAATTTCGCTATCAATATTAGCAGCTTCAAACATATTGTCAGGTTTGTGGAGTTCTAAATACTTTAACTTATTTTCATAGGTTTTAATAGCAGTAAGATTATTAGACTCCATAGCTGCTTCAAGTTTTTCTTCTAGTTCTTCTTTGGAACTTTTTTTATCAGAATAATAACCATCCACAGCTAATAATATACTTTTAACTTGTCCATTTGAGACACGTACGCCAATAGATTTTTCAGTACTAATGTATCCTTCATCATCTTTTTTGAGGTCTTTTATAATTGACTTTATTTTTGTAAATGACGATGGCATAACAATTGAACCATTAATTGAAACTTCAGCGTCATCAAAGATTTCTATTGCTTCGCATTCATCATTTGAATTATAAAATACGTGACAGAATCCAAAATCATCGGTAGTGTTTTTACTGGATTCACTTTTACGGAATTTAGAAAAATCCGACTTAATTTTTTTTGATACTTCTGACTTTTTCATACCAAATTTAATTCCATTTATACCCTTTAATGGGTGAGCATCAATTTTAATCAAATTACCTTGTTTGTTCTTTAATTCCTTCGCTGACTCATTAACATCAACACCGTCAGTATTAAACTTTTCATCAAGTTCATCAGCAAGATTATTGAGTGCTTCTATAGTTTCAGGATCTAATCCCTTCTTTAATACACGTAATTCTTTTTCTTTTTGAATTACATTTTGTTTTAACTCATTCATTTTTGCAGGGTCAACATGTTTGATTTTTGCTACTCGAAGTTTAGCTTTAGCTGTTGATTTGGCCATAACTGCTCTTCTAAGTTCAGAAGAAATTGCAACCCTTGTTTTAACTTTATCAGTAAAATCTTTGATTGACTTCTCTACATAATATGTATATGCATAGTCAGGATTCTGAATATATTCATGAACAGCTTCAATCTCAATATTATCAGGTAATTCTATTCCATTCAACTTTCCGTCCTCCATTTCTTTATTAAGTGTTTTTATGTCACTTACAACAGAATTGGGGTCACCAACGCCCTTTGTAGAGCCACACTGAGGAAGCATTGCACCGATAGCGAATTCATCTTTGTTTTCATCTTGCTGATTATCAGTAACATTCTTTTCCTTGGCATTGTCTAGGTCCTCAGTAGCATTTTCAACAACATGATCATACTCACCAGTTATAAGAGAATAAACAGATTCTTTTGCTTCTTTTAAATATAATTCACTATTAGGACGTACATTGATAAATATCGTAAAATAGTTATCTTTGCTAACAGTAAAATCTTTAAATTCTTTTACCGTATTCTTAACAACATTAAATACATCATTATATGTATCTTTGTTTTGACTTCCTAAGCATAATGAATTTGGTCCACTTACCATAGAGGAACCAGAACCTTTAATGAAAGCTGTACGGCTTTTTTTAGAAATATGAAGCTTAAAGCCAGCTTCTTCAACTGCCTTTTCTACAGCATCAAGTACAGCCTTTTTCTTCTGCGATGCACCATCAGCACTCTCATTAAATGTATCATCATCTATAATATCTTCCATTGCTTCTTTAACAGTCTTAGGAATTTTTATAGAAAAATAGAAAATAGATCTGGGACCAAAATCTAATTCGCACTTATTTTCATACTGTCTGATAACATCCTCGGCATCTTTATTTTTTAAAGAAGATATCTTCTTTTTTACTTCTTTTTCAATATCTTCATGTTCACTTTCAAGTTTTTCTATTATATCTTTACTTTCGGGGGATTTTTCTTTAATTTTTTTAATTTTCATTTCAAGTTTAATTTTCTTTTCAATAAGTTTTTTGGTATCTTTCTTGATGGGAAATTTGATTTTATCTCCTATAGCAGTTGTAACTACTTTTGAACCCGCAGCTCCAATTGCTGAGCCTATTAACCCGGATTCAGAGATACTCTCATCCTCATCTTTTGGTATATCATTCATGATTAAATCAAAGTAATCCATTGATTAATCAGTCCTTTCTATATAAATTTATCTTAAATACTTGTTTTTTATACAGACAAATTAGGGTTCACAAATATCAGTAAGATCCTTTACTATTTTAACTATTATATTAGTATATAGCATAGTAATATATCTCGTTAGTGCTTTCATACGTGCAGATTGAAATTCATCGGTTGATTTCGGAATAAGACTTTTTAGATTAACAATATTTCTTTTATATTTTTTTTGTATTTTCTTATAATCATCCAAGTATTTATTAAACATCATTAATTTATCTTGTACTTCGCTATTATTTTTACAAAGTTTGATTTCATTTACATAAGAAACACACCACTGATATTTACTTATGATATCTTTTATATCATCATTAATTTTTTTCTGCTGTATATTCTTATATTTTGAAGCTATATCTTTATCTGATATTTTTTTAGATAAATCCAATAGGTTATTCCCTATATCTGATAAACCATTTAAATATAATGATATTTCTTTTATGGCATTTTTATTATCTTCTTTATACCGATTACTTATTTGATTAGATAGCTCTTTACCAGCATTATATACAGCGTCAAGTTCAGTCCTATTCTTATCAATTTTTAAGTATTGAATTAATCGGTTACGTTCACCAACTGATGATGACGATATGCCGAATTTTTGCATTGCTTTAATAATATTTTTAGCAAGTTCTTCTTCGTGTTTTTTGTCAACTCTGTTAAAGAGTCTAATAGCATATAAAACATGTTTTTTGTCATTTAATGGGTATTTTCGTAATTTGGGTATACCATACATCTCACTATCAATGATATTACGTTTTTTTGCCGAAGATGCCATTTCATATGTAACATGTTCTCTATTATTTTTATCTACATATGGGACATACTCTTTTGTGTCTTTATCCATGCGCTTTAATTTCTGCTTCATAAATTTTGATGCATCTGAGTAATCATCATTTTTATCAGCTACACCCGGTTTACCGTATGTTTCAAGCCAATGGAATTTCCATCTATAGTGTTCAGCGCTTTTTTCATTATTTTTGCCATATGTAAATTTACGTCCTTGTTCATTAAAAGCCCCATCTAATTCTATTTTCCCCACGCATTTAACCTTTATTGGTTGTTTTACCCATACTTCATGGGTAACCTTACAGTCAGGTACTTCATCCGTTGATGGTACGTAGTATTTGATACTATTATTGAAAGCTTCATGAACATACAATTCAAGTCCTTTTTCACGTTTGGGCAATGCCATTACTGCACCCATTAAAACAGTATAGAAGCATACCCTTCGTGTCTTACTATCTTCGAAATTATTTTGGGTAAGATAATTATTTGGTATTTTAGGTACTAACATGTGTCCATCACAATTTTTACTAGATAAATAGAATATCTTATGACCCAATTCTTTAGCGGTTTCTTTTATAACTTGCTCTTCAGGTTCAGTACAGCAGGCAGTTACAAATTTTTGTAGACTCATTCCTGTTTTTACATTTTTCATTGTAGTTATATTAAATTCTGGATATTTTGGATTATACTGCCACTTAGACTTTATATCATTTTTTAAATCATCAAGTGTTTGATATGGTCCTGTAATACCACTATAATTTTCCCATGCATTTTCAAACCAATAGTATTTTTTGTCTTTAATAAAGTATAATAAAGAATGAGTTGCTCCACCCTGATTACCGTCAGACTCAATCATGAATAAACAATCACACTTAATATGAAGCTTATTAAAAACATACTTTTCGAATATTACTTGGTCATGACAACTTCCACTACGTGTTTTATAAACTTCTTCAGCCGATTTAAGCTTATTAAAATTTGCATATCGTATATTATTTTTCATCCATTGTGATAAATCATCAGGTGTCCTAATACGATTTTTAATAAATTTATTTATGTTCTCTTCATATATAGATGCAGACTCAGCTATTACCTCATTCTCACCGATGTTATTCTTTAAATACCATATCAAAGCTTCTCTATGCTCATCTTTAAAGAATTTTAAACATTGCTTAACTGGATAAAATTTACCACTTAGTATAAATGGGTCTTTATCAACTTTCTCAATTTCTCCTTTATATAAAGAATCATATTGAGCGACATAGATATCTGTATAACTAGCATCCCAGTAAACCATCTTATCGTTTACCTTCATACTATGTGGAGGTTTATGAATAACTTTATATGATATACCAGTAGCTTCAATATTCCGAATATTAATTCTTGCTTCTTCTTGGCATTCATTCGTTGCTTGAATAATATCAGGTACATCTTTCTCTTTTGAACCACCTGGAAGGAAGTATTCTCCATTAGGTTTCTTCTTAACAAAAACTTCCCTATTATTTTTTACAATAATAGTTTCAACACGTCCACGATATAAATGATTATCAAAAGGAAATGTCATTATGGAATTCCATACACCTGTAACTCCATAAAACCCGTTTTCTGATATAATTTTAGAAATGAACTCAGGGTCGTTTCCAATTCTATCGAATTTTGTTTTATTCATTATCGTTTCACTCCTTTAATAAAAAAATATTTATATTATTGTGCTTTAATTAAAAAAAGTGATGTAGGACTACCTACATCACTTTATTTTTATTCATTGATTAAATAGCACAAAACTTCATCATGGTCATCCATTAATGCTATTGCATGAGCACTTATAGCATTAAAGATACCACCACAAACATTGCGTGCATTCTTTTCAGTCGATGTTAATTCACGATTTCTGTCTTTGATAAGATTTGCAAAATCTGCGAAGGGGATAGAAATCCCTCTGAGTTTATCGTTGTTACTATCTTTATACAACGGCTCCTGCATTATGCCATGATATGTCTTACTGATTAAATCATAGTCTATTGCTCCACAGTTGAATGTAAACAGTACATTCGCCACACGGTGTAAGCAAAGCTCGCCTGCAAATACCAGATTGTTCATATTAATACCATACAGATTCTTTTTGCTCTTTGCATACCCTTCAACGTTATAAAAGGGTACAGTATACTTATTATTTATAGTTACCCCCATGAAAAACATTGACATATCAATCATACGAATGTACGAATTCAAGAGTCTGCCTTTCTTGCTTAATACGTACAGGTCAGACTCATTTACCGCCTTTCTCATTTAAACATTCCTCCTCACTCGTTATATTCCATATGCCATCATTATAAAAATATGGCTGATAATCTAATTCCATTTGTTTTAATGTAGATAGCTCTGGAACAAATTCTGATTCATCTTTTATAATTTTATCCATAATTTTTATGGTTTTCTTAATAGCTTTTAATTCATCATGTGAAAACTCATAAACTTCCATCATTCTCATAAGTATATCTTTTACGTATGTGTGGTCATACACATATTCATCTGATAGTAATTGAAGATAGACAAGATAACCACACTGTACATACGTTTCATTATACCGTACAAGATATAAATCGTCGAAGTCATTTAACTTACGACATTTCTTATTTTTTATTTTGCATATTGTAAGTTTAACATCATGGTGTTTCCTTATAAGTTCACAATAAGATTTTACGACACGATATTCATCATGAAATGCTATTACGTGTTTACCATCAAATGCACCATACATAATCACAACTCCGTTTATGAGATTTTAACTGCCATATTATAACAGTTAGTAAGCTTCTGCAATGTTTCAGGTTTAATATGAAGCTTTACAGGTTCAAAGCTCAGTATTGCTAAAATCAGTGATGCAATCAGTCTACTGATTATTACAACTATTGGAACAATATCAGCAAACAATCTTTGTACACGGTCCAAAAGATTTGTTCCCTCAATCTCTCTGATAACTTCTTTTCTTGCTTCGAGTCTTTCATTAGAAGTAGCAAAGTAATTCGGGTCTTTTTTAATCTTCTTTTTTGCTTTTTTCCTTGCCTGTTGTTCAGCAAGATTCAACTGTAACTGCATTTCTTGAATTTCTTCAAGAATGTTATCATAGGTCTTATTGAGATTCTTATCAACCTCATTTAAGATTGATATACTCTTTTTAGCTTTTTTCTTTTTTGACATTTTTAACAACATCCTTTCATTTATATATAGTATAATTAGAAATCTCTTTTTATCGTTTAAAAGAGAGTATTCTAAAAATATAATATATAAATATAAATTAGAATTCGAAATAAAATTTTATTATAAAAACATTTTAGTAATATATGTGGGTAAGGGGGAACCCCAAGAGTTAAATTGGATAATGTTGGGGAACATAGAAAAAGATAGAAGAAGAATCATATTGATTGAATAATATATGAGAAAAATAATAGATTAAATATATAATAATAGGAGTAGATATATACAAAAATGTATATATCTACTTTTTAACATTTATTTAAATAAAAGTCTTGCATTTTTAATTCTCCTTTCAGAATATATAAAGATGAATAGATATAGTAATATTACTATATCTATTCATCTTCGTTTTATCCGTAAAGTCAGATTTTTCAATTATACATTATTTTTGTGTAATCGGATATGAAATACATAAAACGATTACAACAATGAAAAATAGGTCGCCTGAACCTAGTCAAAAGAAAGGCATTGAAATACTGTAGGAGGTATTTATATGGGAAACGTTAATGCTACAAACGAAAACGCAAAGGAAATCAGAAAAACTGTGAATGCGGTTATTAAGGCAACTCTTGCCAGCGTCTTTATTGGCGCGTCGGTAATGGAGCTGAGCTACAACATCCGTAAGGTCATGTTGTGGCTCGAGGAGGACCTTGAGGATAGCAAGTAAAAAAAAATAAGCGGAGTAAGTATTGAACTTACTCCGCTTATTTTTTTTTATTGTAATAATAAAAATGCTGTTTTTGAATTCTTTTTTATCTCTTCTAGAATATGAATTATTTCAAGTGTTAAATAATTCTTGTCATCTCCATATATCTTATCTTCAAGTATAGCTTTTTCATATTTTAATAACGTAGACGAAATCTCATCTAATGATATTTTCATACCAAATTTGAATGAAGAATTTAAAGGTACATAATTATACTTAATAAGTAAATTCTCTGTTTTTTTAGATACTTCATTTCTCATCGTTACAATATTAGTTAGTTTACTACCAAGTCTGATTGTATACTTATCCAATCCATCTGGAATTAATAACTTATGTTCAGGCATAAACAGTGTCTTCACATCTTGGTTATCTATAAAGAATTTGGATGGAAGAGCCAAGAACATCTCTAGGAACGCATAAAAACTGCTATTAACTACAAAGTATAATTCAGTAGATTTAAACTGTAAACCTCTAATATCATTTGGAATATCAGAGAAAGCTACTTTACAATTCTGAAGTTGTTCTTCAATATCTTCATTATCACCAAAAAATGACAAATTACCATATGGTGTGAATATATTTGACATACTCACGTTAGTCCTATTGTCATCAATATAATTGTAATAGTTGGCATTAATATATGAATCAGATACTAAGTCAATATTAGTAACAAAATTATTCATATACTTATAAAAGTTTTTAAGGAACTCTTCTACTACTGCATTTTCTAGTTTTTCATAATCTGGAATAAAACTTGGAAATTCACTATCTTTCTCAATTTCAAATGTATTTTTAAAGAATAAATCTGGAAGGACTCCAAATAAACTACAGAGAGAATTGCCGGTGAATGATACGATTATATCTTTAATGACACATCCAGATGGTAAGAAGAACTGACCAACTGTAAAATCAATATCATCATCATTAGATATTAAATCTGAGAGTTGAGCCATGTCGGATACAGTTTTTTTATATTCATCACCGGCAAGTTCAATATCGTATGAACTACTAAGTGTAATTAGATTATCCGAATTACTCAGCATTTTCATTATGAATAATTCAAAGATGGAAACATCGGTAATTATCATTGAGACCGCAGTATGAGACATGAGTTTATTCATGTTCTTACCCACTTCACGATTAAACTGTGTATTATTTTTTCCAATTGCTATTGCTTCATACAGTTTATCTATATTAGAAAAATGAACATTTTTTACAATCATTTTATTCACCTTCTCCTTGCTCTACAATTTTTTTACATGTCATTGTTCCGTCTTCATAAATAAGGTTTGGACATTTATTACATTTCTTCATAGACTCTTCAGATTCTGCGAAGTATGTAGAAATCTCCGAATCATTATAGTTATTTAAACAATCATTCATTTTAAAACATCCTTTCATGAATATAATTTTTATTTAAACGTCAAATAATTAATTATATATTATTTCTTTATAATAAAAAAGAAAGTGAGGATATTACTATGAGTAATATGGATAAAGAAAAAGAAGAGATGAAAGAATCTATTAATGAGATTATTTTTCTTTCCGATTTTATATGCTACAATTCTTTAGAAAAGAATCAAAAGAAAATAAAAAAGAAATTGAAGAAATTATTAAATCATATTGAAAATGATGAATTTTCTCAATGTATGAGTGAGGAGTGGTTACAAAAATATGACGAATGAAAAACTTTATAAATACTATTTCTTCTATCTCAAAACAGAAGGCTATAAACCTGAACTGTATGCATATACAGATAATAAGGAACTTGCTGATGAATTTGAAATAGAAAGAAATATGGATTTGTTTGTTAAGAAAAAACACAAGATAACAAGAGGAGCTGTGAATGACCTTGCTCAGGAATATCCTGAATTAGCAATTGAGTTAATAGACGGTGTAACTAAAAGTAATGATAATATATCACATACCGTTAAATTTTCAATGGCAGTAACTGCAGTTGAAAGAATGAGTATTGTAACTGAATTTAATAATGTAGTTTTTTATCAATTACTTTCATTATCATCAATAGATCCTCGTGCGTTTAAACCGAGTATACAAAAATCTTTAAACATTATTGATTATACCTATAACTATTATACATATCATTTAGAGGCTAGTATTCCAGATGATGTATATGAATATCAATATTGTTATGATATGGATTTGTTTGGTGTATTCGTTAATTTATATGGAAAACTTTTAAGGAATAGTGGTGATTAAAAATGAAAAAAGTATATCTTATATATGCAAAGATAACTTCGGAATTGTGGAATGAATGGTTTTCTCATGTTGTTGATTATTCGAAGAGGCTATTCAAATACAATGAGTCCATGGATTATTATATAGGATTATACGCATGGACTACAGATAAGTCTCTTTATAAAACTTTTAAGAAGAATAGGGAGTACTGTAAGTATTATGTGTATATGGATAAGTCCATGACAAAACGAGAGTTTAAAGAGTTTAAAAAATTAAATGGTGATAATCGTTTGTCTGTATATAGTTATAGTAGAGGAGATTACAACAGACTTCCGCCAGTTCAAGTTGTAACAACATGTAGTGAGCGTAGTACTATACTTGAACGTGAGAATCTAGTTATGGTCTTGTATACGGTTTTCCCTCAGTTTGACGTGGAGTATTATTGGTTTAATAATAAAATTATAGACGCTCTGGATAAACTAATGTATACATCAGTTTATGATGTTGATTGGGGTGGAGATTCAGCATGCTTTACAACAGAAGAACGTGACCAACGAATAGATTATGCAAATAATAATATGTCGTATGGATTAACTGTGTATGGCAATAAATTCTTTGATATATTCACAAATGAGTTTGGTTTGTTAATGTTTATATTCAAGCCGATGTTTATAGGAGGAGGTTTTTAATGAAAGTTTATTGTTTTTATCTATATGGTGATGAGCTTACTACAAATAAGTATGCGGCATTACCGTATGATAATACGAGAATGAGTAATGAATTTATGTATTCATTATATGGATTTACTAATAATAAAAAGATTGCAGGAGAATTTCGTAAGAGTAGAGATATGAATATATTCTTTGAGAAAACAATGGATATGAGTTCTAAGGAATATGAGGCATTGTCTGAAGATAAAATGGAATGTGAAATCAGACACTATCCATACAAAATTCCTGCGATACGTGATGATAAAATAACAGTTGAGTTGATGTTTATTACATCTACTACATCAGAGTATAATAAAATATGTTTTGACGGTACCACATATCTTAATAAGGTATATTCTGATACGTATAAAAACATGACATACATTAGACCTACTGATTTCAATGATATATTATCTATCACGTTACGAAAGGTTTTCAATTACTATGATGTATTGGATTGGGTACGGCAAATTGATAGTTTACCAGACTACAGTTTTGATATAAATACCTGCTCATTATATTTTCATGTATTTGGAAATACTTATAACGAAGAAAGGATGAGTGAAGCATGCAATTATGGAGATTCTTTAAGAAACCTAGCATAGATGCTGATGATGTACCTACTGTATTGACAATAACAGACAGGTATCCATTATATGCAATAACATGTGATAAAAAGTTAGCAAAGAGGTTTCAACGAGAAAGAAATTCTGATAAATTCATTATCAAAAAAACGAAAGTAGATAAAGCTGAATATGCTGAATATGCTATGCGTAATAGGTCATGTGTTTTGTGTATTCAAAAGCTAACTACTGTAAAGAATAAAAACACGAAAGACCAAGAGATACTTGATGTAGAGGTTCTACTAACTACTGCAGAATATCAAATATGTAAAGAACCAATGATTCTTATTGGTGACGATTCGTGGTGGACGAACACAGCATATGAGGTTCCTAATCCTTATATATTTAATACTGAGGTAACTAAAGCATTACGTTATTTTGATTATATCATGTTGTATAAACTTTTTGTAGAAAGTGCTGAAATGATGGAACAAGATGACGACTACTCTGTACCACAATGGTATATTGATGAGTTAGCTTATTTTGTTGATATATATCAGGATACATTCAGGTAATTTTAATCAGATGACAATATTATAATTTAAAGTAGGAGATGATAATAATGGCTAAGAAAACTACTATAAAAGATAATATTAAGTTGATGAGTATAACAGCTCCTGAGCCAATGGAATACTATGTTAATATTGAAACTGATAAGGACAGAAAGAAATATGTTTTTCAGATTGAAAAGATTGTTAGGAGTTCTCTTGAATATAAGGATTATATTAATTTCTTAAAAGAAAATCTTGACTTAAATAAGTGCATATTTTTCCAGAATGTCACATCAGATAAAACTAATCGACGTAGTAAAGTTAGTATTGAATTACATCATGAACCATTTACATTATTCGATTATGTGAATACTGTAGTTACCAAATATCAAACTGAGGGGCTACCGCTTAACGCATTAAACATAGCTGATGAAGTACTCGAACTTCATTATGCTAATAAGGTTGGTTTAGTTCCTTTATCTAAAACGATGCATGAGGTTATTCATAATTCAACAAAGCTTCTTGTTCCATTGAATATGTGCTATGGTGATTACTCACAATTTTTGGAAGAATATGAACCGTACATATCGGAAGATATGTACGATAAACTTGAACGGAAATTGGATATGACGAAAAACCTAACGCCAGATTCATTTGAAGCTATTAAGAAAGAATTTACTTATGTTGACGTTAAGGGTTTTGAAGGTGTAGATAAATTACAAACCGCATCTTCACAAATAGCATAAAATAAGAGCATATAGTTATGAACTATATGCTCTTATTTTTTATGACATTTGACAACGGATAAGGAATCGTAAAGTGAATCTATAAATTTCTTTCAAGATTTTATACTTTTGTTTTACTATTAAAAAATAAGAATCCGAAAAACTCTATTTTAAGTCAATCAGTCAAGACTTTTTAATTTAGTATTTACTTATATATTATTTATAAGTAAATACCTTAATTTATTCGGAAGGAGTTATTAGATATGGGTGTAATTAAAATTGGTTTCGATGAAGATATTCCAGATCAGTATGAAATGGAAGATGAACCTGAAAAACTTCATGGTAAAAAATTCAAGAGACCAGAAAGAAGAGATGTGTACATCTCTCCACAAAGATTAGAGGTAATTAAATCTGAATATAATTGTGTTGTTATACATGATTATGGAGATGAGTACCATTTGTCTGAAGAGGAAAGAGAAGCGAAGAATCAGTTCTACAGTACATTTAAGATTCTGAAGAAAGCAAAAAGGAAATACAGGAACATCGTTGAGTATGTAAAAGTAATGAGAGATGCACTTGCATGTCTTGATGCAGTTGCAGAGAAGAATGGTGTCTATGATCCAGAAGAATTCAAGCACTTATATTTTAAAGGCGAGATATTCATTAATGGATTGCATTTTCCTAAGTATGTCGGAAAGGATAAGAAGAACATTTCATGGGAATATCTTGCTGAATTTATATTAGGTGATGCAGACCCAAGTGAACTGATTCCAGATAAAAACGACGATATACTTAATGAAGAAGAAATGGAAGAACGTAAACTGCAACTCTTTACAGACGAAGAACTTTCAGAAATCATGGCACCACCATCAGATGAAGAAGTTCAAACGGAAATGAAACTCTTCGATGTTGATACAGATTCACAGAATGGTAGGAATGTGGCAGTATTTCTTGATGATAAAGCTACAAGGAAGTTTATTAAAGCACAGCCAGAATTCCTTAATGAAGTGAAGGAAATTAAACGTTCTATGAAGTCGGAAGAACATCTGCTATCATTTGTATCTGATTTGACGATGGATGATATTGAACACATTGAAGCATACGACCAGAGGCATAATTATGTATCAACAGCTGATATGCCTGAATTTAAGGGTGATATTATGAAGGATTCTGATTATCATCGTTATATGCAAGCTCTTAAAGATTATGAAGATGAGTATATCAAAGATAATTATCATGGTCGTATGAAGACACTCGGTGAGATACGTGAACTTGAGCTTAAAGCAGCACTTGAAGAAGGCGGATGGAATATTCGTGCTCTTTATAATAATAAAGAGAAAGAGGAGAAACTGCGTAAAGCTATGAAGCGTGATAGGAAGCGTGAAAAGAAGTTAAAAGAGCAACTTATCAAAATACAGAACCGAAATAAGAAGCGTCGTCAAATGGGTGATGATATCAATTCTTCGAAAAAGAAGAAAAACAAAAAGAAAAAGCATAAGGACGATGACTGATAATAATGAGTATAATATTCGAAAGTACAACCAACAGTACAAAAAGAATGCAGAAGAAGCAATAGATTTGATTCTTCTCAATACGGTTGGAAGTACTGAAGATGATTTTAAAGATTATACTCGTGAATCATTAGATTGGTCATGGGACAATATAACAAATCAATGAGGTGTTTAACATTGAATGAAACTAAAAAGAAAAGGTCATTAATTCTACAGTACTTCTCAATGGATTTATATGTAGAATTAATGAAAGTCACGATGATGTCTGATGTTGATAATAATGAAAAGGGAAACATCATTAAGGAACTTTTGTTTAAATATCAAGTACCATATACAGCACTCGGTAGTGGAACTAATAGAATGGCAGTTCTTATCGAAGGTTATGCAGTTAAAATCGCTCTGGATAGAGATGGAATGATTGATAATCAAAGAGAAATGCTATATGCGAAAAATCTACAACCATATGTTGTTAAGGTGTATGAATGTACACCGAATGGCTTGATAGCAATAACTGAATATGTGTCTATATTCACGTTAGATGATTTTCACACATATCAACCAGACATGAGAGATATCCTAGAAGATATTTCAAGTAACTTTCTTATCGGTGATGTAGGCATTACTGGTAAGAATTATGTTAACTGGGGAATCCGTGATGATGGTACAATATGCATATTGGATTTTGCATATATTTACGCAGTTCAATATAAGTTATTTGTATGCAGTTGTGATGGTGAAACGTTACTTCAGTATGACAAAGATTATGTAAATATGCGTTGTCCACATTGTGGTCGAAGATATACGTTTGGTGAAATACGCAAAAAGGTAACTAGAGCAAAGCAAGAAATGGAAATCGGTGATATACGAAGACTAGGTTATAATCTGACTCAGCCAGAAGAATATGTATCTGTAATTCCAGAATTTGAACCTCGAATTAAAGAAAAGAAGAAAAAGGTATTGACACCAACGGAAGAAGCGATACGTAATTATCGCAAAAGAAAAAAGCATGATCCTGAGGATTGGGGTTATCCTGACGATGAGGATTAATATAATAAAAACCTGAAGGGAGTTTTAATTATGAGTAAGAAGAAGCATAAGGGTCTTTGGGACTTTACTGCGGAAGAACAGCAGGAAGCTGCTGAACAGATGGCTCAGCTTGAAGATAAAAAGCTGAGCATCTTTGATTTAGGAAAAGGTGCTGAAGCACCGATTTCAGAAAGTGGATTTACTAAGGACTTAGAATCCATAATATACAGGGATATTCTAGGTTCATCCAATCAGCCTATTGCCATTCCTAATGCAGGAATGAGTATCGTTGCTGACAGCAAGCCTGAGGTACAGACTGAAGTAAAAGAATTTATTCCTAGTACAGCTGAAAGTACTGATGGTATTCATGTTGATATCAACAGACGTCTGAATAGGCTTACAATTGATGATGGTGTGTCACCCACAACTCTTTCGATTGACTATATAAATCTTATTGAGATTTCTGGTGATTATGATGATTCAGATGCGGCACAGATTATTTCGTTGCTGTATTACTATATCATTTCGTGCAAGCATCCGTTCGCTGTTATTTCAAATATTGAGTTTGAAAGTAAATTCAAGAAATACAAATCATTCAATGAAAATAAGTTTATTTTCATCGCAATTGATGGTGGACAGTGCTTGTATTATATAGAAGAGGAAGATGTGCGAAAGCTTACTACTCTTCCTGATATTTATCATATGAATACAGAGAGTACACTACAATTCTACACAGCTCTTGCATATAACGCCGGAGCTACACATAACATATTCTTTATTGATGATGATGAATATATATCGAGGTATAAATCATATCTTGAATCAATCCGTTCGGTTGATGATTACATTAAGCTTATGGATAATGATAAAGATACTGTATTTCATGATAATATACCTGGAGAGGTTACATTCTATGCGGAATGTTTAGACGCAACGTATCTCCAGAAGAATGCACGTGAACAGTTAATGGAATTAATTGGTGATATCGACGATGATGATGATGACTGGGGTAGCGACGATGATGAAGACACTGAAGACGAAACGCCTAATTATTCGGTAGATGATATTAATTCATTATTACCAGATGATGGAACAGTGGTTGAAGTAGTTTCAGAAGTAACCGAAAAGGTACCCCCCATTGAGAATATCACACCAACAGGAGTACCTACTGTAGAGGGGATTAATCAACTGAATAATGTAACTAATGAAAAACCCAGTGATGACTCAATGGTCATACCAGTTATTAAAAAGCATTAAGGTGAACAGCTATGATGTTTACAATGAATTCAAAAGTGTTTCAGGATGACTTTTTAACGAATGAATCTGATAAAAACATTTTGAAGGCTCAGTATGTAATAGTCTCATCACGTATTCGTAAACAAGATTCTAGTTACAATAACATCATAAGTGCTTATAATTTCCTATTCCCAAATGGACAAGTCCTAGGTAAACTAACAGACGAAGATGTTAGGGAAGAATATTTCAATCAATTGGAGAGTGTTAAACCGACGCTCTCCACATTGATTTTAGGTTCCATAGACGAAAAGTTCAATATCATTTTTATATGTACTAAGTGCGAGGATAAGCTCCACTATCTACAATATCTTTCAGAATATATTTATATGGAGTTTGGATATCCTGTTTATGAGTATAAATCATATGCAAGTGGACGTTCAGCTTTAAGAGAATATGATATTAAAAAGGTTAAGAAAAAATGTAATAAGATACTTGCTAAAGCCAAGAAACGGCAATATCAAAAAGACCTTAAAACAGATGCAGGAAGAAGCAGGATTAAAAGTGAATTCAAATCACGAACGAAAAAAGAAATGCAAAAAGAACTTGAAGCTCGGAATCTATATATAGATGGAATGAGTAAAAAAGAAATGCTTGAGATGTTTGAGTTATTCGTTTTAAAATAATAAAAATGTGTGATGATTTATGTTTCATCACACATTTTTTTAACTTTATTTGAAGAGGTGAGCTAATAATGTCATCTAATTTGTGGAAAAAAGATAATTTTATAAATGAGAATATAATTTATTTATTTAATAAAGACATAGTAGAATACGATATGAAAAGTGCTGGATTATCTCTTATTCAAGAATTTAAATTATTACCAGATAGTGATATCCAAAAGTTAAAAGAAGTTGGTAAACACCAAAGAGAAATTAAAATAGGAAAAATGCAAATTAAAAATGAGAAATTAAAAAATGGATTAAAAGATGCTTTCCAAGCAGCAAGACAAATGTTTTTTGAATTAAATAAACTAGAAAACAGTGATATTATTTCGATTAAGAAAGATGCTATATTCACAACTAAATACTGTGAATACACTAAGATTGGAAAGTATATAGATTTTAGACCAAAACATAATTACAGCTCATATATTCGTCTAGATAAAAGACTTGAGTTTTACTATAGCCCTAGTGAGTTATCTGTTAAAGGAATTGACGATGAACTTCTGAAGTATCATCAAGATTATCTTTTGAAGTTCATTAATCTATATTTTAAAAAGATGGAAACTTCTGATAGTCCTGCAGTTATTGAATTTACCAGAAATTTTATTGATAAATATAAAGCCAGAGAACTGTCACTTGGGTACTATAGAAATTTTAATATAAAATCTGATTTTGTAATATACAATGACGATAATAGATATATGAATTATTGGGAGGAAGATAAAGACCAAGTTGATATATCATATAACTATTTTAATATTCTTTTAAAATTAATTAAAATACCATTGTAAAGGAGAATGCTGAATGGATATTAACTTTAGTAGCGTTGCGGGTGACCGTGAATGTTACGTATACTTTGATACCGAATTTACTGGTCTTAGACAAAATACAACGCTTATATCTATTGGTTTAGTTGATGCAGATGGTAGAAGTTTCTATGCAGAATTTACAGATTATGATAGGAATCAGATATCTGAATGGATAGAAGATAATGTAATCAGAAAGCTAACAAATCCAAAACTAAAAATAAATGGACATCATTGGAAGGTTACAGGTAATAAAAATGTTATTCGTAAATATCTTTGGAAATGGTTGGAACCATTAATAAATAAAGGTAAAAAGATACAGTTTGTTTCTGACGTATGTCATTACGATTTTGTGTTATTACTTGATTTATTATTGGAAAGAGATAAAACTGCTATTGACCTACCTGATTGTATTTCATCAGCATGTGTTGATGTCAATCAAGATATTGCACTATGCTTAAAGAGAAGTCCAAAACCTGATGATATGAGTGAAGACGAGTATGAAAATAACTATGTACCAGTCTCAATTGCATTTGATATTAGTAGGGAGGAATTCATATCAAATAGTGGTAATTTTAAATTTAATGGTGCTAAGCATAATTCTTTATATGATGCATTTGTTATTCGGGCTATGCATCAATATATTTGGAATTTATGAAAGGGAAAAGTAAATGAGAGTAATTTAAACAAATTACTCTCATTTACTTATTTATTAAGGAGTTTCAGAACTAGGAATTGTATTATTCGTATGATCAGCGTTAAATTGAATAACATTTGCCAACAGAATGATGCTTGTCTGTTGCGAGATATATTTCATTATATAATCATTTGTAAGAAATATATTTGGATTATCAAAAATTAATTTTTTATCCAACCCCTCATATACATTTGTAGATATAATATTTATATCATCTGAGAGTCTCGTATATTCATATTTTTGATTAAGTGTGATGAATGTTTTCATTGTGACATTACACTCAATTTCAATCAATGTATTAATTAACGATAATATTTCCTTTGTAACTTCAACTTGTTCATCAGTTGCTAAAATATTAGGCTTAGTTAGCTTATTATACTCAATAATACTTTTATTTTTTAAATGAATCCTTATCTGCTTAAATAAGCTGATAAGAGTTATAAATGCATAAAATATGGTGATACTACCAATTATTATTAAAACAATAAAAATTATCTCGATTATATTTTCATTATGTAAAAAATTCATAGTGTTAACCTCCATAAGTATAAATTATGGTATTGTCGATATGGTAATTTTTAAAATGCGTAAACTATAAAACTTAAGTTATACATTATTTATGTGCAAAAAAGCAAAAAATAATCCATAACGTAAAAATAATATTAAGGAGGAATATATTATGGAAAACAATAAGAATGAGTTGGCAATTATGATTAATTTGCCAGGAATTGTGGAAAGGAAGGTCTGCTTGTTTGACTTCACTGGTGACCTGTACCATGATTATGAACAAGAAGAGTTAGACGCAATAGTTGAAGACTATTACAGGCGTCTTGATGATAAGGGGATGTCGGTCGATGAAAGGAAGTGGGAATTCGAGAAAATAACCGCGGAAGCTCGAAAGCGGCGTCGTAGTAAAGAATACGAGAGCATGCACAATGAGTATATGGCATATGTCGATACGTGCATTAGCATAGGCAAAGAGCCTCATACTGCTGAAGAGTGGTATGCCGTGAAGGACGCCACTCGGTTAAAAAGAGACCGGTACAAAAGGATACTGACCAATACAAAGTTTCTATCAATCTTTGTAGCTATTATACTTGTTGTAAATTGGGTATTTTTCTCAGCGAAAATACCTGAGGTGCACGACGTGCAGAAAGATGGGCTACAAAAGATGTATGTCAACGTTATGATTGACAGTTCATTTGTGAGTTCATCAACGGATTCGTATAATAAGACGGTCCGTATTAAAAACGTGGACAATGCGATAGAGTATGTAGAAACATACTATCCACTAACGTTTGTGAAATATCGCAAAAAAGATCTGCGAAAAGAAATAACCAAATTAAATAACACAGACATCTTCGGTGAATTTACTGAAGATGAATACATAGTAATCCCCGTGTTGTTTAATCCTGATGACGAGGTGTCATCAAATATATCAAAGGCGTAAAAGAGAGAGAGTGTGTAAAAGCACTCTCTCTTTTTTTATATTAATTTCTTATTTAATTCGAGAACTCCAAAGTCATTTGAATCATACAGTAATGATCTATCTATATAACGATTTAACTGTTCTCTGTATTCATCAGAAATGGCATCAGCATATTTATCTATAAATTCTTTAAGATTACCATATGCTTGACGTTGATTTATAAAGATATTACCATTATGAATTTGCTCATGCACAGTCGTACTTACCATTACAATCTGTATTCTATTTTTTTGGTGTTCGTCTAATACTGCATCAGCAATTCTTGCAGTACTTATTTTCCATTTTTTTAATATGAAGTATTCTAGTACTATTGCACAATAATCGAATAATGTAAATATAGGACCATGATGCATTTCAATACTTGCATCTTCATCTGTTATATTTTTAAAGACCTGACATCTATCAAGCTTTACTTCTTTTTTTAGATATCTTATATACTTATTATATCTGTCATTGGTTCGCACTAATCTTTCACAACCCCTGATAAAATTTACATAACTCTCATAGTTACTAAAATAATTAGTATCCTTATAGTATGGGATATTATAAAATGATGACTTTGCATCTATAATAGGGGTTATGTTAGATTTATCATATATTATATCTGGTAATGATTTTGCCATTTTAATTCCTCCCGTAAATACATAAATAAATTATATCAATGTCGATTAAATAAAAAAATCGCTATTTTCTTGTAGACAATTCCTTAATAAACTTCATTAAAGGAGCTGAATACGTAATGAGTTTAGACTACATAAATCCAATGACAAATTTATATAAAGAATTTCTTGTTATATTACAAAAGATTGTCATTAAATATAATTATTTAGCCGATACATATGAAACTGTTGAAATGACTCGAAAAGCTAATGAGTATTTGGATGCAGTTGAGAAAAAGGATACCTTTTTCACGTATCGTGATTATACTTATGAAGATTTTGATGCAGTTAAACTTTTTGATTATGATATAAGGAAAAAAGCTGTTACTGATATTCGTGCTATACCTGTAGATAATTACAATGAAAAGACAGGCATAGGTACTCAGTATAGGCAGAAGCTTTTAGAATTACGTCGTAAAAAAGTCATAGAAGAATATGAAGAACAGAATAACTATTATAGAATGTTAAATGGTCAGCCTGATACAGATGCTGACCCTCGCTATTTTTTCTATGTGACAGATGAAATAGCTGAAGAGTATGGAATTGACCCCACTATTCCAATACATGAATTACAAGATTACTATAATAATCTTGACCCTGATTTTCCAGACCATGGTGACCAGATTATGGCTATTCTTGAAGGTATTGGTTATATTGATACTGTCAAGAATGCATCAAGAGAAAAGAGAAACCTGATATATGGTGGTTCCATCTGTGGTGGCTCTGGTGCTATGGTTACAGCTTCATTGACAACAGCTGCAAGAGCTGAACTAGGGATAACATCAATGAGAATTAATCTCACTAATGATGCGAGTCCTATTACCGGATATAAAGCTAATGAAAATCTTTATTATAATGCTGCAACAATTAGTTCGTTTGCTGGTCTTGATATACAACCGGGTGACTGGGTTATGTCAACAGGTAGTAAATGGAAGAAAGTTGATAGCGACGTAGATATACAGGGTGAAAGCGATACCTGTGAGGGTTATTTGAATTATCTGGGTTCACAGAGAATTAGTATATTAACTGCTCGTAAAGCTAAAAACTTTGAGATACTTCGTCTAGATAAAAATCTTATTCGTACGAATGTTTATGATACATTTGTAGATATATACAATCAGTGTCGTGACTATATGGTAACCGTAGTATATCAGTATGACTTCAGGTCATTTATGAGTTATTATGATAACTTCATTGCTATGTGCATTATGCTTATGGCTGAACTTCATCTTATAACTAAACAAATACCATATGAAGTTAGAAGAAACTTTTTTGATGTATATGCATTACGTATGCTTTATGAAGCATATAATATGCCGTATGATATATATGTAGATATAGATACACAAAACCTGATTGCTCAGAACCTGAATATGATTATTATTAATAAGGCTACTAATAAAGTTATTTATGACGTAGCTAATTTACTAGGATTCAGTAACTTAACAGCGTATAAATATTATCTTGCTAAGCAACATAAACTTGACCCTTATGGTAATCCTATATTCAAGACTACTGAAAGATTTAATACTGATACGGGAGAGTTAGAAACGGTTCCTGATTATGATACAATGTATGATATCTATTTCCAAAAAGAAGAATTAATGGAAGATGATTTTATACAGTCATTCAATAGTAAGGTAAACCGTGTTGAGTATAATGTCATAAC